TGTAGTGAACATTCATATTGGATGTCCGTTGAATCCAGCACATTGATTTGAATCAACCTGATGAATCCACGCATCTGCTCAATCTCATCAAGCAACACCACGACATCCGCTTTCTTATTCGGATTGAAATCGGGTGCAAACTGCGTAGTTCCTTGAATGGTTTGTTCAACCTCAAAGATGTGACCAAATAACTTGTTGTTTGCACGAGTACCAGGAATCACAACCGTCTTTGTCCACTCACTTGACCTTGTTTCAGGTGACTTGATGTCAGCAATTGACTTGGAGATGAGAATGTCAAAGTTAGCCGATAGGTCAACTGGTGAGTTATTGACAAGTAACCTGATCATAGTCGTTGCGATTTGTCAGCGAATGACAAGGTAACATCAAGTTCAAGGTTGAACAACTTGTCTTGAACACCCTTCTTTTGCTCGTAGGTTGCATTGTCAATGTTGACCGCATACAAAGTACCGTCATACATATACACCACCGGAGATTCAATTAGATCACGCAACCAAATTGATTCGGTGTCATCAATCCAATTGCTTGTGAGTTTGACTTTCTGACTTGCAGTTGTATGATAGTTTGATCGTGTGCGAACACTTGTTTCATAACCGTATGTTGCACCGAGTGTGTACGGATTGGATTGGAATTGCTTTCTCGCAACCTCAAATGTATCTCGTCTAACCATATTAAAACGGAAGGAATCAAATCCTCCGAGTCGGTTCATAAAGAAGATATCCGTTGTTTCGTATTTACTGCACTCGTCTTTGATGTTGATGCGATAGGTTTCCGATTTTTCAGTTCCACCAAGTTTCAAGACCACATCAAAGTAAGTCGCTGCACCGGGTATTGTCAGTTGGCTTCCCACAGGTATTCTCACGACCTTAGACGAAGGCAATGTGAATGTTTGGGTACTTGCATCGGAGTAGGTAATTACAACGCTTGTGGCATCACCTTTCAAAGCATAGAGCCAATCCTTCTGAGTGCGATGGATGTATCTTGTTCTGACATTTGTCAAGAACTTTGCTGATGATGATGTGGCAAGATATTGAGCTTGTGAGTAAGTGACCAAATCAAACGGATTCAAGGCAGCATTCCAAACAGTTCCAGTTGCGGAAGTCAAGTCAAGATACTCCGTGATTGTTCCCGTTGCTGATGGTGAATACTCATACCCAAACTCCACTTCGTAATCGCTGAAGGAATCCACGCAACCGCTTGGCGATGTATCTGCAAAATTCCAATCGTTGCTCACATAACTCTCAAGGATGCGACCAATGTTGAACACCCCCTTGTTTGTACTTCCAAAGTAGATGGGTGCTTTTAACTTGGCAACGGATGTCGCTGCGACTTTGACATTTGCAATGAACTTGAAATTGTCTTTGGTGTAGATACCACCGCTTGACTCAGTGATCACGAAATTCGTGTCGTTGAATCCTGGTGCGTACGAATCGGGTTGTTGGGTGATTGATAGAGCCACGCTAAAAAATAGCCGATTGCCTCATTCGTTTCAAATCATCTCGTTCAGACAAGCAACGATGTAGGGATTGAATCCTTTCCCGGCAGCATCCTCCAAACGCTTCTGCCGTTCTTTGGTCTTGGCTTTGTAGAATGCCATTGAATTCAAGAACTCAATCAACGGCATCTCCAGTATGAAATCCCATTTGGTGCGATCACCTTTGACAATCTTGTCAACTATCTCCAGCCAAACTATTGGGCTTTGGTCAACTGCTCGGTCATCTCCTTCATCTCCTCCTTCAAAGAGCAAAGGATATTTTTCAATAATTCGGGATAAACTTCCAAAAAAAAAAGAGCATAAGTGTACGGAAGCGGAACAGGCAAGTGCATCATCAACTCACATTTATCCTCATAGTGTGCCTGAGCATCAACGACCTTCTTGTTCCTTCCAAAGAAATCCACCTCAACCGAAAGCAAGGCAACAATCTTATTCAGCGACTCAATGACATCTCCGTTGAATACTTGCTGGAGTTCGATGAAGTGGTGACCACACATCTCGTTTGGCGTTTTGGCTAATCGGAAGTAACGACCACGCAGTTTGAACATAAATTGAATGGGTGCTTTGGGTAGGTCATTTAAGAAGGACAACTTTGCAAACTCGTTTGTTAGCTTGTCAAGGGTCATTGATTCTACCTCATCCATTGAAAGATTCAAAGCAATGGCAAGGATGTTCATCTGCCTCTCAAGGTCAGACATATCACGACAAGAGTGAATCTCTTGCAGTTGGTGGATGGTTATGTTTTTCCAATTCATATTATGCGAAGTAAAAAGTGCCTGGTCTATTGTGGGCTTTGCAATCAACGGCAAGTGCAAGAGCCATTACACAGTCATCGTGTAGACCGGGCGGTGCAGTATATCGCACACCCGTTCTTGTGTACTCAAATTCAAAGTTCTCCATCTCCGAGCCAATCGGTTCTTCAGGGAAAAAGACATCGGTTTGTTGCACCGACATCACGAGTCCTTCAATCAACTGTTGTTTGCTTTGCGATGTGAACTTGAATCCCTTGACTCTTTGACAAAGTCGCTGGAGTTGTTCAACGATAGGATCTCCAACCCCGGTTGAATCCACAAACGATGGTGTGTTGCCAATCAGTTTTACAATCCTCGCTTGAGTGACTGACCAATCCGCTTGGAATCTCTCGCAGAAACACACACAGTTGTTTGCATCCAGTCCGATTATCACCGTGTAATCCGAGTATTTTGCCAAATCCACTCCCCAAGCAACAACCGGCATTGATGATATTGGTCGGTAACATTTGCGGATTGCATCCAAGCCGAACGGATTGGACTTGTCATCTGCTGGTTCTGCAAGGTAGAGTTCACGAAAGACATAATCAGGTAGATCACGCTTGGCTTGTTCAATCTCTTTCTCCGAGATGATGCCTTCCCTTGCTGCATCGTATGCCGTTATTTTGAAATACTTGTATTCGGCTTCTCCTTGCCTTGCTCTCTCACCTAATTTGTAGAACCAATTCTTCTTGCCTTTGACATTCCCGATCAGTTTGCATTTGCCTTGTGTTGCAGTCAAAGTTGAACGCAGTGCGTACCACGATTCCTCACGCATCCTTGATGCCTCGTCAATCACGGCAGCATAGACATCATCACCATAAAGGTTGTCCGGCTTCTCACCTGACTTGAACTCAATCCGTGATCCCGTTGGCAAGGTCAACAATAGTTTTGTTTCGTTGCTGATAAAGAAGTTCTTGTCCGTGACTTGGTTCTTCATCCTTCGGAATGCAATCTCCGCTTGTTGGTAAACTGGAGCAACCCACCACACCGACTGACCATCTTTGCATTGGAGTGCTTGTTCAAAGAGCCAAATGATATGTGATGCGGTCTTGCCTGTCTTGGTACTCGCAGCCGTAATAGTGAAACGGGCATCGCAGTCAAGGATGTCCTTTTGGTAGTTGGTTAGATATGGTCGTGTGTAGTTTATTTGCATAAGCTTTGATACACCGACATTCTCGTCAAGTTGTGGAGTGCAAGGTTGTGATGCTTGTTGCAGTAGTCGTAGTTGCTTTGACCCATTGACTGACGAACTCCGTGACCGGCATCAATCAGTTTCTGAATGCCTGATCTCCATTGGTTGCGTGGAAGAAATAGCACCCCATCGTTTGCGGTGTGATACAGGTAAGGCAAGACGGCAGAACAAATGATTGGCTTTTTGTAGGCACTCGCTTCCAGTATCTTCAGTTCCGATTTGCAGTTGTTAAACTTGGTATTTTGCAAGGGTGCGACCACGATGTCAAAGTGCTTGTACACCTCACCGTATTCAAACACGGTTGTGCCTTCCACAATCTTAGCATCAGGCATACTCTTGGCAATCCGATTCCAAATCTCTCCTGGTGTATAACCGCAGATGTAGAACTCAATGTCCATTCCTTTGATCTCCTCAGCAATGAGCTTCAAGTCCTCCTCGTGTGTAACTCCACCAACCCATCCGACTTTGATTTTGTCCGTTCTTGGTTGTGGTTGGGCTTCCCATTGTTTGTGGGTTAGGTCAAGGCAGTTGGAAACAACAGTCACATTCTCGTTGATCTGCCGAATCTCTTTGGCGAGTGCTGGAGTTGTAGTGATTACCGCATCAGCGTAATTGATGGCATCCTTTACACCTTGCTTGATTCCTTTGCGATAGTTCCAATATGCCGGGTTGTATTTTGGAAGCACCCAATAATCGTCAATGTCCACAACATAGGGAGTGCCTGAATCAGCAATCTTTTTTAACACATCATAATGCTTTGTACCAAGCCATCGTGAGAAGATGATCACATCAAATTGGGTGTAGTCAAGTGTGAGCCATTCCTCTTGTGATTGGCAAACGCTGACATCCGCTTGTCCGTCAAGTTGCATCCGTAAGTGTGGCGTGAATAATCGGTGGTAAACTACACCATTCATTCCGTCCGTAAGTATCAGTAATTTCATAGAGTTTTAAGTAAGTGATTGAACGCTTGATTGGTGACATAGTCAAATCCATTGTTGATGGGGATGACATTCGGTGAGTGAACGCATATCTCAAGCAATCGTTTAACTTTCATTTGTTCTGCAATGGCGTATGTGCTTGACTGATTTCCGATGAATGCCTTGCAACTGCCGACAATGGTTGCCAACATCAAAGCATCTTGACATTTGACAAGTTCACAATCTAACTGCCATCTATCCGTGAATGCATTGTACTCATCTTCATAGCCAAAGAAAACGCACTTGTGTTCTTTGAGTGGGAAGTAGTTGATGTCGTAGTTGCGGTAACGAGATGAGAAGTTCAAAAGTATCTTGTCCGCAAAGTATGGAATAGGTTCAGTCGCTTCAATGCAAGGTTCGTGAAGGTCGGTCATTAATTCGGAGTACACAAGAAAGTGATTCCGCCTCAAATCACCAGCAGCGAGATTCAACCCGTAACGCCTGAACTTATCAAAGTCATAATCAATGTCGGGGTGTGAGTGCATCTGAACGCTTTTAATGTACGATTGATGCTCAAGCAAAGGTTTGATGTATTCGTATGAGTTTGAGTTCATACAGTATCCACCGCTTGGATGACCATCAACGGTGTTCCTTTCACGGAATCCGATGTGGAAATCTACTGCACCGTGCAACTCCGCAACTCGCTTGGTTGCCGTAAGTGAATAGATCAAATCACCGAGATGTCCCGACTGGATTACTTTCATTCGTTTGGTAATAACGGGATAGGCATCCAGTACAACATCTCTACAAAGTTCCCTGTGAATTCATCAATCCAATAACCGTCAATGTAACGGGCAAGGTGTTTGATTTCTTGGTTATCACTCACCACACAAAGTCGTTCATCTTCAGGTGGTAGGATGTTCTCATCTCTCCAGTTTGCTCTCATCTAAATTTAGTGTTATTGTGAAATTCTTTGATTCTATTGTTTGGTCAATCGTTTCTTTTGGTTTGCCTTGTGATCGTGTGAGCAACATCTCCAAGTTGAACAGGGAGTTTTTGTCGTGACCCTTCAGCAATGCACCTGCAATCGTGCGTTCCATTATTGTGTACTCATCCCCTTTGTCTATCTTCTCCAGTTCTTTCCGTGATAGCGAAAGCATTGACAACATCGTTTCCTCCACCTGCGTTTTGGTATATCCGATGTCCTTCATCAATGTGATGAGCTTCTTTGGTCTGCCGTTTGGATTTAGCACTTCACCTTTGTCAGGTCGTGTCAAAGTTCCTCCGTTTCTTCCTGGTACTTGTGTTGCCATTTTACGAATTAATTACGAATTTATTTAGCCATTGACAATCTTTGTTCGTGAATGGATTTCAACCACTCCTTGTGTTGTTTTTTATCACCATACTTCAAGTGATCCTCACGACATAACGCCATCAAGTTTTCAATGTTGTCTGCCTCTTTGCTCCCTCCGATTCCTCTCGCTTCAATGTGATGGATGTCAATGGCAGTTTTGCCACACACCTCGCAAGGGATGAAGTCACTTATGTCATATCCAAAATGGTTTAGGTATGTCATTGTGTGTTTCTTCATTGCTCATTCTTTCTTCTCCTCTTTGGTTTCTGCTCATCATCGGCAAGTTGTGCCAACTCCAATGCTTTTTGGTCTGCCCAAATTAAAAGTGAGAACACGGATTCAATCACACAAGTTGAACAGTTTGGTAGATTGCGACCAAATATCTCACGATGGACATTCTGAAGTTGTGCAGATTGCTCAGGCGTTAATTGAAACACGAGTGTCTTTTTGTAGATCTCGTATGCCGGGCGGAGTGACTGGATGAATTCTATCATAATTTTTCAATTTCTTCTTTTACTTCTTCCCAATACTGAAAACCATCTATCCAACCTTTTAATCCTGCCGTTACATTTATTATTTCATCAACTGCAATTAATGCACATTGCATCCCTTCATTCCGTTGTTGCAAACCAATCACGGTGAATTTATCAACCAGTTCTTTTGCTTTCTCTTGCGGTGTCATAGTTTTGTTTCTAATAGTGCAACGATTACGGTTGCGATGGATGCGTACAAGATACCCACAAATCCGTAGGTGTATATAAAAAATGATAAGCCCAACCACCACGACAAACAAAAAGCACAGTCAAGTGGTTTCATTCGTTTCCATTTGGAGTAGTCGCTTCCGTAGAGATAGCGTTTGAGTAGGTCGGCTGGTTTGCCGAAGTTGACGATGATGATGCTTAGACAAGCAATTCCAATTATTTCTGTATGCATCGGTCTTTCATTAGTTTAATTACTCTTAGCACTTCACGAACTGAGATATCGGTTTGGCGGTGGATGGCTCTCGCTGACATTCCGCTGCACCAAAGTTTGAAAAGTTCTCGTTCATAGAAATATGCGGTGTCAGTTACTTGGTTTATTTTGTTAATTCGGTTTGATTCAATTTGTTCTTCTTGCTCTCTCTCAAATAGTAGGTCGGGTTCTTCGGGGAAGTCCAGCTCATAAACATCGTAGTGGTCATAGATGCGAGAT